GTTAAAGAAGAACAACAATCAATAAGGAGGAAAAAATATGTATAATTTATTTATGGGAAGCAATGAGCTAATTGTTATTTACAGAAATGGAACTCATCATGTTATAGAGAAAGATGAGGATTACAACGAGGTATTCACAGGTAGTTATGAAAAGTGCTGTGAATATTGTAAAAATAGGAACATCGATTATCTTGAAAGTTTTTATTAATTTTATTACAAATAAGGAGGTTCACATGATTACATTCTATGAACCTCCTTATAAAGAAGTATATCTTAACAATGTAGTATGGATACCAGTCACAACACTTAGAATAATGATTAACATGGATGGGGTATCAATATTTGAAGAAGCTAATAAAGCAGTTATAAAATATGGGAATTTACACGTATTTGCTTTTAATCACAACGAAGTATATTTAAATGAGGAGGTATAAAGATGAAAAAAGCACTTATTGTGAAATACACAGAAAACAACGTTAAATATTGGGGATATTACTACAAAAGATATTTTAACGCAACATATTATGAAACAAGTTTACAACTAAAAAATTATTTAACAGACTGTGAAATAGAATGGGAGAATCGATACACGACAATAAATTTTGACACAGACAAAGAACAAAAAAGAGAGATATGTAAATTATTTTACTCAGACGACTACAAACTAGGATATGCAGAGACATTGATAGAAAAGTACATGTCATTTAAATACTTAGCATATGGAATACCAAAAGCAGAAAGTTACCGGTCAGCGATATTTATGGATTTAGACGAGTTAGAAGAAGAGGTAAATTATTACAGAACTTTATTTAAATCAAACGGAAATTTGTATAGACTAAAATTAAGACACTTGCTGGTAAGAAACAGTGAATACACAATGGAAAGACATTAACAATAAAGACTAAACATGAGAATGAAACTATAACATTAAAACAAGCAAAAGTTATGAGATTAATTAATTGTGACTGGGACTTACTACAAAGTCAAGTAATATACTTTACACCAGACACAGTATTTGTAGCTTTACCAGAATACATGAATCTAAAAGATTTTTACAAACAATTTTAAAACCAATCTATGAAAGGAGGTGATGTAAAGTAACACAAATACAAAAAGAAAGGAGGTGAAGAGAATGAACTACATCAAAAGAAACTGGTTTTTACTCCTGCTCATCATATTACTATCTGGTTACACAGCTTACACGTCATACTTAGTACTATCAAACGATAACCAGAACGTAATAGAAGAGCAACAAAAACAGATATCACTTTTATCTGACAAAATAACAGAACTAGAAAATAAAGAAACACCAGAAATCCCAGTGCTTGACACATCAACATTAGAGAACAGAATAAGCGCCTTAGAGCAAGCACAGCAAACAATCACATCAGGCGTTGAATCTATGAATCAAGCAATCGAAGGAAATCAAAGTCAGATAAAAGCGATCTGGGCAACGTTAGAAGAAAACGAACTTATACACTCTAACGCAGGAGAAACAAACAGATAACTTTTAATTGCGGGGCAAACGCCCCGCTTTTGTTATTTAATGATTAACTGCTGACCCGGATAAATCAAGTTGGGATTACTTATACCGTTGTCGTTAGCAATCTTTTGGTAAGACGTATTAAACTGACTTGCTATGTCTGACAAAGTGTCACCCTGTTTTACGACATAAGTTTTGTGAGTTGGTACACTGCCACCATTAATTTTTAATACCTGTCCGGGGTAAATTAGATTGGGGTCACTTATACCATTATCACTAGCAATCTTTTGGTAAGTTGTACCATATAAGCTAGCAATACCGGATAATGTATCTCCATTTTTTACAATATAATCAACTCCACTTGGCTTAGGTTTTTCTGCCGGTTTGTTTGATCCACCATTACCTTTGATCTCTTTTAGCAAATCTCTTACCATCTCATTACAGTCAACCCCACCATTAATACCTGGTACACTGCCATCACTGCAATACTGCCATATGTCAAAAGGCACGCTTGGCTTACGACTATAGTTTGCGATCCAACTTGTGAATCTGTCCAGACTATTTTTAATCACATTTTTAGCCCAGTCCTCATTACAATAATATCCAAACCAATAACCAGCGTCCTCAATCGCCTGCCCCATATCAATAAAATATTGAGCATTGTAATTACTCAGTATGCTCACATCCTCAATGTCAATATAAATTGGCAACGACAACTTGCATTTTTTAGCCAATCTTAAAATGTGTTTTGTCTCTGACTCTGCGTGTGCCTTGGTGTTGGCATAACTATACAGGTATATACCATATGGTATACCCAGTCTATCACACTCCTGTATGTTACGTAAAAAATATGGATCGTCTTGGGTAGTAATATCATCCCCAAACCCGCACTGAATAATAGCACCATCAATAGCACCATTAACCGCACCCCAATTAATAACTCCCTGCCATTTTGATACATCAATAATCATATATACCTCCTTACTTGCCAATCAAAAGCATCCCTAGAGTATGCCCCTGCATCAGGCTTGACTGTCGGGCCATAATATGGGTCTCCCCCATGCCCGCATAATTGATTGTTACCTATATACATTTCCACATGGTCAAAAAACGGATTATGATAACTCCAGTTAAAAAATACTAAATCACCATTAAGCATATCACTTGTATCTAGTACACCACTACCCTCTTTGATTAGTGTACCATTTTCTACTTGCGTCCCTGTCCATGTACCAATCTCCACTCCCACTACACTTTTGTAACAATGCCACACTAGTGAAGAGCAATCTGCATAACCTTCGTCAGGCCACATACGTAGATCACCAGATTGAGAGTACCCGAGTTTACCCTCATAACTTAATATTTTGTCAACTAATTGTTGACGCTGGTCTGGTGTGCCTGTACCTGTATTGGGATAAGAGGGCTGTGGTGTGGTGGTAGTCTCACCCTCTATTTTTTCTGTACGATAAATTGGTAGCCACAGTTTGTCGCTAGCTTGATAAAACTCAATCTTTTTATTAGTACCTTGGTTATCAAGATACAAAAAGAAGGTTTTACCAAATTTTTGTAACGACTTAATATTGATGGATGTCTCAAACGGTTTTGATGTATTATCAGGGTTACCACTGTTTTGATTTTGATTACCACCAATACTATGCTCTGGATCATAATTACCAAATCCCTCTTTGCCACTCTCACCGTCCCACTCGTCCAGCAAGGCTTTTACAGTATTTTGTCTGTCGTAATAACTACCAACTATACCGTTATTAAGTACAGTCATATACCACACATCGTAGTTACAATTACCACATCCGTTAAAAATCTGATAAAACGCCTGGGGTGATTGATGATAATTAGTTAATCCAAAAATAGCGGTCTTAGGATCAGTTATTCCGCACTCATCACGCAGTAGGGGGATGTAAGAATTATCACAATCTGACTCCCACAACTTATTTTGTGTGTTAACACCCTCATCAGTAACAAGCACAGCGCTAACCTCATTAGCTTCATTTTGTGTAAAAATTTTTTCGTCCCAGGCGTCTCTACCTGCCTGGATTTGAGGTAACAAAATTGGTAGTTGGTTAGCAGTATCAGGATAATCAGTTATCAGTAGATTTAATAAATCCCAACTCCTACCATATGTCCATTGCATAATACCAATACCAGCCATAGCCCACGACTCAACACTACCATAATTGCAGTTAGTCTCTACTGTGCTTGTTACGTACATTGCATAGCTTTTCCAATTTTGATCATAAATACTCATTTATTTTAACCATTTTTTGATAAAATACATGCGTGAAAGAATTGAGAATCTATATCTCCCGCCACTAGGTACTGATGCGCCTAATGTTTTTAGATATATTTTACCGCCGGAAATTATATATTGTGGATTAGTATAAATAATATTGCCTTGTGAGTCAGATACACTAACATTACCACTAAAATATAGTGTAGACTCGTAAGTATTGTTAAAATACTGATTGGGTAAAATAATAAAAGGTGTGCCCGACTTACCAAGAACAGGTGTAAATCCATCTTTAAACTCTATTAAGTTGTATAGACTAGCTATACCCAAATCTGGGTTAAATTGCAATAGGCAGTTGTACTGGACAAAATTAGTCGTGTCAGGGTTATTGATATTTATCTCAATCCAGTTGTCAATTTCTGATAATGCGTTTGCCGCGGAATTGTTAGCAGAGTTAGCAACAGAGTTAGCAGATTGCGCCAGAGCACTAGCTTCTCCAGCCGAAACTTCTGCCGCCTGCGCGGCAACCTTGTTAGCCTGCATCCCCGCATCAATTGCCAAAAATGCTGGGTTTAAATCTCCCAACCAGCTAGCCTTATCAGTACCTATAAATTGTGGTAAATCGTAGTTTGGTGTTTTGTTTGTATGTGACATATATTAATCCTCCTTAAGCTACTGCAAGGATAGTCTTACCCTCCCAGTCATATTGATAAGTTGTAATATCATAGTTATCATAACCATCTGTTGTGATATTTTTATCGTCATATCCAGTACAAGTTAACGCGTCCTCTCTATGCAAGGACACTAAAAAGTCTATCACGTTTTTGTAAAAAACTCTTTGCCCTGTCACTGGATTAAACATATAAAATCTATCATCCTCTGTCAGATATTTTTTTGCATAAAAATCATACTGGTAACATGTTATATTTTTTGCGTCATACATATCTGCTGTAAGATTAAGCCCATCATACTCAATACATGTAAGTGCATAATAGTTAAAATAATTATAAAAATCATTAAGCACATTTTGGACAGTATCAGTATAACCTGTAATCGGGTTAATCACATAAATAGATTTGCCTTGTTGCTCTAACCAAATCGTTAAATCTGTAATCTGCTCTGTTACCCATGATCTTGTTTTTTGGTCAGCACTTTTTATAGCATCACTTAAAACAGTAAATTGGTTATTGATAACAAGTTCTAATTCTGACACTTTTGAATCTGTGTAATTATTGGCAGAATTTAACGTAAATTTATCCTGTTGATCGATATATTTATAAATTTCTGAATAATCTCTTGATAATTGGTTTATTACGTCATTTAATTTTTCTGTCAGTTTACACAGCACCTCATAATATGACAATGACTCATCATATACCAGGGGCATAACCTTAAAACACCGCCAAAATGGATATACATTTCCGATCATATTTTTTTCACCTCCTTACCATAGTTGCATAAACAATTCGTCTAATTCCCCAATAATCAGCATATCAATGTTAAGAAAACTTTCCCTGTATTCCATCAATAACTGACTATTTGATTTTGAATCGTTTTTACCAGACAATTTACGATTATATTTTTCCGTTTCTGACGACTGTAATTTTGATGTATTAGTTGCGTTTGTTTTTTGAGAAGTTGTAGCATAGTTTTCAGAAAATGGATCTTGTAACGACCCCATAGGCGTATCGTTTTGCAGTGACTTGTTTTCTCCTTCGTCTTGACTGGTATTATCACCCGTGCTACTTCTTTCATATTCTTCGCTGGTCGAATATGTTTCAAAAGGATCAAACTCAATTTGTGCTGATAAATACATCTGATTATAATATGGCATAATCTCTTCCATTTTTACGTTCAGATATCGTTTGAAAAGTCCTGCTGTTTCGAAACCAATTTCCCGCATATAATAGTGATTAAGAATTTTTTCGTTTAGTTTCGAACGATAATTCTCATCAAAAATTGGGTAATTTCTTAATCCCAGATCAAATCCGGATTGAATAAGGTATCTTAATTCTGTTGTATATTTACTCATCAAGATCACCTTCCTTTTCAGATGTTTCACGTGAAACATTTTCATCTGCATTATCAGTTCCAAAAACCATTGCGTTATACAACTCCTCTAATTCTGGATTGTAATTTACAGATATGTTTGTTCCAAACATTCTGTTGATTTCTTTTGCGCCCTGTCTTCTTGCGTTTAAACCGATTTGGCGTGACATAGAAATTTGCTCAAGATTGCTGTTAACCTCATCACTGATCTGTCTTTCTTTTTTATCCATGTTATTATTGTTGATGCCTAAAAATAACATAGCTTCATTCCAAATTCTATTTTTTTCAATGCTCAATCTATCAGCAATAAATGGTGCATCTGTTTTTAAAACTTGTAACGCGTTTGCTTCTAAACTTTTGTTTGCGAAAATAAAAGGTTCGTTTCCTTCATATTTCATATATAGATTTGTCATTGATAACTTTTGCTTTTCATCACAAACGATCATAAGTGGGGTTTTTTGAGCGTTAATATTAACGTCAATTGCCCTGCTCACGTTATAAAGTTTTTGCGCAAACATATCTATATCAATATGAGTTGTGGTATGCAAAAAGTTGTTAAAAACAATAACAGAGTCAGCTTTAGTTTTAAAATTTTGGTAACCATTTACGCTGTATGCCATACGGTTAATTGGTATCCTGTATACATCTAACTCACCGCCAATAGTACACTGCAAAAATAAATCACCGATAATCTCATCCCTAAAATACAATCCATATCCATTGTCAAAAAGTGTCAACTCTAAAAATCGCTCGTCAATTGTCTCTGGTAACCCCTCCCATTTATACATATTTATGGCTAACTCTTTGAGAAAGTAATAATAATGTAAATATGTGATATTGTTTTGCCACAAACTACTCCATCCGTCAAGGGCTTTGTTGTAGCCATAAATTTTGTTGTAATTTTTTCTTGCCATTTTAGCCTCCTGTCCACGGATTATCATTATACTTACCTATATCGCCATGCCATATAGTTGTACCGTTGTCAAACATATTTTTTAGTATCTCAATATCGTCTTTTGGAATATTACCTCCTAATATGCATCCGGTAGTCTGTACGTAATTAAAATTCTTATTTCCCGTAAGAGAAGGAGTTTCGATTTTATTCTGAACGTAACCATAACGAGTAAAATACTCTTCGAGTCTTTCCGCATATTCTGGGCGTATGGTTTTCCATTTTAATGTTATACCATTGATTCCGTTTGCGATATTAAACGCATCACCGCCCGTTTGTCCCGCAAGCGTAGGAGGGGCGATTTCCGCATCTTGAATTTTTGCCATTTGCTGACGTATAGCAATCTCACTATTTTTAACCCCAGTGTATGCGCTTTTTGCACCACTGTAAATTGAGCCAATTGTACCTCCAATATTACCAGACAAAATGGAACTTAATGCCCCCGCACCTCCCTCTATAGCCCCCATAGCAACAGCTTCTTTTTTGTTGTAACTGTTGATACTATTTGATAAAGCAAAACTATTTGCATTATTAGCCATATATAACAGATAATTGTCAACTGTTACAGGAAGTTGTGGGAAATTTGCAATAGATAAACCAGCGTCTAAAAATTCTCCATACTCTGATCTGCCATCATACTCGTGACCATTATCCCCAAAATCGTTGTAATATTTAAGATAATATGTGAGACGTGGTGATGCGCCTACATAGTTGACTAGTCCTAACTCAATTTTAGTAACCTCATTAATTGCTTCTGGCTTAATTATAAATTGACTGCCATTATATGCTGTCATTTCTATATAGCTATAAGGATAGGTGTATAATTTTGAATTGTCATACTTTGGAAAAAAAGTCCACCAATTGTCTATACTACTTAGTATAAAATTTGAACTTTTATAACCATCACGTAATCGTCCTATCTTTTTGCCTGATGCCATATTAACAATCTCAAAATTATTACCAATGACCTCCTCTGGCACTATTGTTAATGACTGTATACACTGGGTAATCCAAGGCACATTTTTTAACTCGTCTAAAATAGATTGCAATGAGTCAGTCCTTGGTGCTGGGTTATCATTTAGATTATCAACCACGTAATAATCCAATACAGACGGCATTTTGTCAAAAGTTCCGCCGGATGAAGATTTTAAATTGGGGTTATCTGTGTCCCCAAAATCTGCCGTAAGATCAGCACTAGTACACATAAGTACATAGTATGTATTCCAGCTTACAACCTCTGTGTGAGTCACAACATAATCACGCCCATATTCCAGCTGTTCTGGAAACAGGTTTGATAACCACGGACTTCCATCAGACAAAAATTGCTGTTGATGAGATCGGCTGATAAAAGACTTAAGATACTCGATATCAAATTGCCAAGTCTGGAATACATCAATCTCAAACGTAATTATAGTTGTGTCATCATTACGATACTCTTTGTTTCGCAAAAAAGCGTAAAACCATTTTGTTCCAAAATTTTTGTTTTGAAACATAATGTAATCACATCCGTAAAGATTATCGTAATTTTCCGGAACTGCAATCGTACCATCCCTGCGCAAGTATTGGAAATCGTTATACTCTCTATATTTTTTAGACAAAAAGTATAGAGATTGCTCGGACGCATTTTTAAAGTCCATCTGATTTTTGTAATCAGTTAACCTAGTATTGTTTATCAATATTAACCGTGATTGCGGTGTGATTGGCATATCTCTACCCCTAATCTGTGATTGTTACTGTTGCGGTTGCTGTTTTAGTTTGATCAGCATCAGCTATATATAAAACATTATAAGATGTTTTTGTCTCATCTGACGCAATAATCAAAAGACCATCATCACTGATGCTTGTTCCGGGCGATACTGCTCCCGCAATGCTAAAGTGTCCTTTTTTGTTTATTAATCCATTACCCTCTACTGTGCCAATAAATTGTGCTGTCCCGCCTTTAGCGACTGTTGCTGTATTTGGGGATATTGTAACGTTGGTAATCTCTGGGGTAATAGTTGTAAACAAAATCGCGTTGCTAAAAGGGGACACGGAAAATGTTTTCCAGACGTGGTAAAAATAATTCCAGTACAGCCCCTCAGCGTTGTACACCTCTGTCATGTTGTAGTAATTGTCAAAGATCATAAACCAATCACTATCAACCATCAACCCCGAGATAGATTTAAGTGAGTTTAACTCATCCTCTGTAAATGGAGTATAAGTTGTATTTGGATCATCGGCAAAAATCTCCTGCAATCTCTCCTCATCAATAGTACCAAAACCATCTACCCCAATCTGCCGCCCAATCAACTCCGCTTTGTCCATGTTAAATGATAATGCCAAAACCTCGACATCAAAAATTGAGGACAGCTCAGTTGTTAAAATAGTGTACAGATATCTTGGGTCTGTGTAAGTGCGTACTCCTGCATAGTTATAATTAGCAGACATATAACTTAAGTTTTTGGCAGATGCTACCATTGTAGTAGTCACAGACCTTGCGTTGTCTGCTGTAACAGTTGGGATAACTGTCGTTGATATTTTTCCATCCAGCGCGCATCTTGCAATGAGATATTTCATGACCAAAAATTCATCGTAATTTGCCGCCGTGTATAACTGCTCAATAATTCTACCGATTAAATCGGTGATTCCCTGCCATGACAAAAATGCCTGTCTAAGCTGGTCATTACTAACAGTTGTAGGATAAAATTTTTGGTAATTCATACTGTGAAAAGCGGCCTGAGCGTCTGGGATTCTCCTTTTAAAAAGGTCAGTTTCCGCTTTTTCTGGATTAAACTGATAAGGTCTTGCAATTTCCACAAAAATTTCCTCAACAGTTTCCCCGTATTCCAGCAAGCCTTTTTTAAATCCCGCCCACGGGTTTTCATAAAGCCTTGATGTTATAATGACTCTCCCTATGCGGTTTACAAGGTTTGTTAAAAAAGCGTTTTGTAATGGCTGATACTGCATGATAATATCGCCGATACCTCTAAGTGACTGCAAAGACTGATCTTTTGTAACTTTAGCTCCGTTAACTGTATCTCCCTCTTTTAACGCCACTGGCACCTGATCCGCATATGTACCTCCTATCTCACTACGGGTTACATTTAAAATGTCGGCAGAATTTAATTCGTTTAAATTTTTGGTTGCTTTCGGTTTAGTTGGCATATTAACCCTCCGTTCTTTCTAATAATTCATCAAAAGTTTGTACTTCTCCGTCCCGCTTTACGTCTTCTTCTGTTTCTTCTATTGTATCGTTAAATTTTTCTTCCACTTCGGAAGTTCCGAAAAAACGATCCATATATCTAGTTTTCAAATCGTCATATTCTTTCTTCCAATCTTTTTCCTCTTCTCTGGGAGTGTAAATGTTTACATCATCACGCCCACTATACTCGTATTCATCCTGATCTTCTCCATCATACGTTTCTCCATATCTTTTTAAAATTCCTTCTCTCTCCTCAAAATCATCTTTCAGGCGTTCCACATCTTTTTCCATGTCTTCCGTCATTCCGCCACTTTCCATTATGTGGCGTAAAATTTTTTTCATGCCAGATCGCGTTAAAATTGCCACTTAAATCACTCCTTTTTAATATTGTCTACTAACTGCTGGATAACTAATGTGTTATTTTCGATTGTCTTTCGCATACTTTCGGCTTCATCTTTATGTTGTGCGTCCTTTTTGACCATATACCAAAACATCGCACCACAACAAACGATTGGGAAACCATAATTGCCTATCATATTCGCAACATCAGCCAAGGACATTTATTGACCTCCTTCCTTTTTTATTCTATATACATTATAACACAAAACGATGAAAAATGAAAGTTAATACTTTTGTACCAAAAAAGGAGCGGGATAAACCCGCCCCGTTTGTATCTGAAATTGATGTGCCTAATAAATCACGTTAGCAAGACGGACAAGTTGACCCGCCGGTTTTAAACGGTGCTACCGGGTCACACTAAATATTAGCTACATCAAAAGATACCTATATAGATAAAATATCAAAAATAATATTCTTGCTGTCTAAATTATTAAATCTTAACTGGCCATGTTCAAAAACTTTTTTGAGGTACTGCATAACAAAAGTTGACTTGCTAACCATTAGTGCATTCTGCTCATGGTCATCTGCTTTAAATGTTAATTTTACTGGGTATGTCATATCAGGGCTATCGTTTACATATACAATTCCATCCTCAAAAAACTCCCTGATTGCATAATATTTTGAGCCATGTTTTATTGTTGCTATATATCTGCATTTACCTTTGATGTGCTCTATAAAACTATCGTTGTCATTAAGATATACATTTTGAGCGGCGTAGTCAGAATAGCCATCATCAAAAGCTTTTGCAAAACCTGAGTTAGATAAAGATTTACTGGCTGTCTCATTAAAGGTCTGCTCCATAACCCAGCCATGTCCCCTTAAAAATTTTGTGTCACTACGCAACATTTTGTGTATACCCATTGCCTTGTAATATGGGTTTAACATAGTAACACTATTTGATGCTAATATGGTGCGAGTGTATCTATATTGTTTTCCCTGCCCCCTTGCGATAGTAACATGTATCGACTGGAATTTTTTGATCTCATCAGCGCAATAGTGATTCGTTTCAGATTGGAATTCGTCCAGAAAAATGTTGGTAACCTCATTAAAATAGGACGAGTATTTTTTTAGTGCATCAGCGTTACTTAATGCAATAGCAAAACCACAACTTTTCTCGTTGTAATACAACTCATAAAACAAACCTTTGGCTACTGGTCTGGCTATCAGTTCAGCATTGTTAAAAAACAATGGTTTTATATCTCTAAAAAACATATCAGCACAGGAGGACAATTCATAATTAAATCTATACAGTTGTATAAATTTTCCTTTTCCTTGGATAAAATTATTTAGACAAAGTCTTTTAAAAAATACAGTCTTTCCTGCGGTTCTGTTTCCGACACATAAATAGATTTCTGGTTTGTTTCCACCAGCGTCATTCAGTGATAATAATTTTGTGCCGTCATAATACATAATACACTCCTTCGCTATAAAATATTTCACGTGAAACATTTAAAAATAGCCCCGTTTCCGGGGCATATTTTTATACGATTACACAAGTTAAAAAATATTTCCCTTTGTAGTTGGATGATTCTTTCCTGATCACTTTAATTGCCCAATCTTCGTCTTCATCTTCCATTTCTTCCGCGATTTCCTGGTAGGTTCTGTATAAAGTCTCGGAACCTGAGACGTACATTGTCCCATCCTTGTCTACATAAATATATTTGTTGTAGTCTTTGTTGTCACTTTTTTCATTATGGACAGCTACTTTTGCTACATAATCAACGTTTATCAAAACACCATCTTCATAATTCTGTGTAATTTCATCAAGTTGATATGCGTCTGTAAACATTTTTATAGCTACTCTTTCTTTACCTGTTAATTCTCTTGTTGCTTCTACTACTTTTGCACTATATTCTCCATTTCCCATTTTTATTCCTCCATATAATCATTAATAAATTATGCTATTCATCCTCAAGTTCTTCATCTGCAAATTCGTTGTATTCAACTTCTGCGTATTTCATAAATGTGTCAACATCCATGGAATATTTGCGCTCGATTGGTACGTCAGAAATTACAACTACCTGTTTCTTTCTTTCTTTTGATAACTGCTGGATCATGCGTGCCCCCGGCTTATTAGCCATTTCCCTAGTTTCAAAAACTTCCAGATTTGTGCCATTTACTTCGGCAAAAGACACAGAGTGTGTGATAATACTTCTTGTGATTTTTTTCATCTTAGTTCTCCTTTTCTTGATTTTATATAATATATTGCTACAACCTTATTGTAACATATTATGTACAATTCGTCAAGTTTATTTCCTCATTTCGTAAAAATTATCAATCAGAATTATTCCTCCTTTTATTCTTTTTGGCTTAAATGCTCCTTTTACCCTTAACCCTATTTTAAAGTCCTCCATCCTATAATCTGCCAAAAAATTTTGTTTTGCTTTCTCAGGCATTCCTGCACACTTTATCTCCATTTTGGGTTTACATGGTTTATCCTCTTTTACCACCCTCTCAATATATGTCTTTTGTCTTACAAACAATCCCTTATCCCATTCAGACTCCTTTTTCCAGCAACAAAAGTTTTTGTTGTGTATTCTCACTGATTTTGGGTAGCAGGTAGTTAAGTGTATTGAGTCGGTATCTGAGTATATAAAATTGTCGTAATTTTTTTGCGCGGCTTTTATTGTAAAATTACGTGCGTAAGATGTTATGTAGCTACCTATTGCTATATAGCCGGGAGTCTTCTCTTTCTCCTCGACAAGATCAAAACTAAGACAATCTCTATCCGGGTTTATATATGGTACTTTGTAACTGCTGTCTGTACTAGCCGCTTCTTTACCATACAAATTGTTTAAATAAAGTTTTGCTAACTCCCGTTTTGCTCCCTTTGATGTCATTTTTATCTCACGATACTTATCTATGTATTCATCAAATATGCCCTTCTGTTTCCAAAAATAACAGCAATCTAAAAACTTAAAATCGTAAACATTATAGTGTTTAAAAAATGTTTCAAAATCTGGACGAGTCATAGTCAATATAACCTTGGCCTCTTTTACATTATTTTCTAAATCACGATAATATCTATGATATGAGCCGTGATAATATATGTCGGAGGTAGTCAAATATTCGTTTCCCTTGTACAACATATTTCCTTTTATTTGTACAGTCGGTAAATGATTTTCTTTCAATTCAAATCTACATTCAAATCTTACAAAATACAAAAAAGATTCTGATGTTTCTATCTTTTCTTTAAATTCTTTAAAATCTGATGTAAACCTCGGTCTTCCGATGGGGTAAAAATTACCAGATATAGAGTGCATCATACTTGGATATAAGGAGTTAACATCTAATGTTAATCCTCCCTTAATTATTTTATTAGCGTACTCAGGCTTTAAATAACAGTAACCTCCTTTGTAAGATTTCCTGATGTATTCTCCAACGTTTTCCTGCCCGTACTTTTGATCCATTTCAATTTCATATAAATTTGGAAACAGATTATTGTAATCTATTTTATCATAAAATGACTTAAATTCTTTTAGACAGCAACTACCTATGGTTATTGAGTTATGCCCTTCATTAAACATAATTTCTAACGCTTCTTTTAAAACTAAAACGTCATTTTTAATGTAGTGCTTTTCATCTTCTGTGATAGGGCAGTTTTTATATCTATATCCTTTATACTCCATTTCCAGTTTTTTATGCATTGTTTCAAAAGCATCACCAATTCTTTTTAAACTAAAAGGTAATAATTTTAAGGAGTCTCTAATCTCTATAATTCTATTGTTCTTTTTTATTATTATATTATACCACTGTCCCATTTCAGATATTGACGTTTTAAATTGATTATTTTCCATTTCCTTCTCAGGGACTCTGTTAAATACATAGTGCTCTCTAAGTAAATAATCAATTATAAACGATCCATCAAACTTGAGATTGTGAAAATATAGTATATTATTACCTGATAAATTAAACATCCTAATAAAAAATTCTTCAATGCTTCCCACTATTTCTGGCTCATCGTTGCTATATAATTGCACCCAACACGCTGACCACACCTCAGTATATTCCTGTCCCTCAAAGACAGTTGTCTCAAAATCACAAGCATAGTAATTAAATTTTTTAACACGCATCTCATTATTTTCACCTATTATCATATTATTCATATCTGATAATTCTCCTCATATTCTAAAGATTCAATTAATTTCTCTCTTTCAAGCGTTCCTAAATCCATATAATCTAACATTGATGAGAGAGCATTCAAAAGTTTATCTCTATCATATACTACTTTGTAACCTATTAATTGACCGTTTTCTCCCGCATCTTGTAACATTTTTCCTACTTCTTCTTTGCTGTACTTAAATAATAGGCGATTTAACCAATCATTTATTATTGTCACAGCTGTTTCATTAAATTGAGATATATAACTCCTAAAATTTGATATTGCCATATCGGCTTCTGCCGGCATTGATGTCGCGTTAGGTAATAGTAATTTTATCTTGTTTCGTTGTTTCTTTTTAAACTGGTAATAAGACGCTTCTATTTCACCATACTCATTTAATTCATACGTTTTTTGCTGTATCTGTTTTGGTGTTATTTTTGCTAGTCTTCTTACAGACGCTTGAGTAATTCGCTTTGGGATATTTGGTACTACAAAGTCTACGTATAGACCTTGCTTTTCGTATCGCCTGACTGTTGCTAATACACGCGATCTTTGCTTGCGATATTCTTTTACGGTTGACGATATTTTCTTTGATTTCCTACGACTTGCCATCTGTGTCTCCTTTCCTGATTATTATTGTGTTATCTCTTAATTCCATGATAACAGTGGGGTCTTCTTTTGTGATGTTTAAAAAAGACGCCCATTCGTTTGGGATACATGCCTTTATTCCGTAGTACTTCCCAGACTGATTAAAAATTAGCTTCTTTGCTTTGACCATTATCTCACCTCCTTCATTTTAATTGTACCATATTCGGTACAAATTGTCAAGTAATATATTTTGTACCAAAAATTTGCAAAAATTTTCGAAGGGGAAATTTGGTACAATTTTGAAGTTAATGG